CGATACCATAATCAGTTGCACCAACAGTAATACTCGCTAAATTAGCAATAAGAATATCGGATAAAATTGTATAAGTATTTGTTACATTACTAGACGATGTATTAATGGTTGCAATAGAACCATTTACAACAAGGGGAGGATCAATTGCGTCAATAAGTCCACCAACTGCAAATCCTGCTCCTGGTTTATTCACTCTAATTGTATCGATGTAACCAGAAAAAACTTCTTCAATAACTGCAACTGCTTCTTGTTCTGCACCACCACCAGATACAATTACAAAATCACCATTTGAATAGTTCGAACCACCGTTGATGACATTAATAGCACGTAATGATGACGATGTTAAAAATTCTATGTTTAAAAGATTATTCTCTACGATGATATCTGTTACGCAATATTCACCATTTGCAAATACTCCTATAACAGTTTTTGAATTGATGTATAGGTCCTCAATGTTTCTGTTTGAAACAAGACTGACCGCAAATCGTTCTACAATACCAGATGCTCTTGAAGTCTTACCTGTGACTTTACGATTCAATAATAACGAATAATCAAAATCATTAAAGAAAATCTTTATAACTGAACCAACATTAGGTGCGGTATTAAATATAAGTCTTTTAGAATATTGATTTACCAAATAATCAATAGTTTCAACACCATCAATTAAAACAGATTTTACTGTGAACGCAGCACTAGGTAATAAAAATGTAGTTGATGTTCCATCACCTTCATGTGACAGATACAAAGTACCTGGGTCTACACGCAATGAATTTTCAACTGACCATGTACTTGCAGATGCACGAAGAACTTCATTTTTAGGTTCGATAATTTCTAATTCTTCACCAAACAACATTCTGAATAAAAGTTTGTATGACGAACTACTACCTTTTGACAAATAAAGATTTGTCAAATTTTTGAAAAGAATATCTTTACGTACTACAGTATCTCTAGGAAGTAAAGTTGCAAACTTTTCATAGAAATTGTTCTCAAACGTATCCAACGATGAATCAACGTCAGACAAATATCTCAAAGACTTTGCCTGATTGATTAAATCGTTTTTCTGCGTTCCTTGTTGTATCTCCAAAAACTCATAATAAGCTTCTAGAAAAGAAACAAACTTTGGGTGTTGTTCACGAACGAATTCGGGAACTTGATTACGAACTAAATTTGATATTTTTAAACTAGTCATTACTTCGTACTTATTTCAGATAGGTCTACCGTTATAGAAGAAGAATCATTTACATCTATTTCTAATATCGTGTTTCTATTGGTTTCAATAATACCTTTGTCAGATTCAATCGTTAATCTCATGTAACTATCGGAAGAATATATTGCTTGAATATCTACATCAGATAAAATAATCTCTCCAGTTTCATAATTAATCTTTCCTGCATTTTCATTGACAATTTGTTTCTGTGCATCTGAATCATAATAGATTGTTCTTAAAGAACCAGTTCTTGCAGTAACAATTGCAACAGCTGATGCACCACTTCCGCCACCACCAGAAAGTGTTACAGCAGCACGGGTATATCCGAATCCACTATTTGTAATAGTAATCTTTTCTACTCTTTGATTGACGATAGTTGCAACTGCGGTAGCACCATTTCCGTCACCAGTAATTGTTACAGTCGGTGGTGATGTGTAGTTAATTCCAGGGTTTACAATCTGAATATCCTCAACACCAGTATATGTTTCTGCTGATTCTTCATATGTAACAGTTCTAAGAATTCCATCAAAATCAAAAACATCAAATTCTGTAGAAGTTAATCTATTAGATAATGTTCCTCTGTGTAATGGTACATTAAAGTTTAACTTATAGTTTCTCAATACACCCAATTCTGGTTCAAATCGTTTCTGAACACGAACCATAGTTTCAGAACCAATAATTGCAGTCGTGTTTGTACTATCAACCGCATCTTGTAATTTAGAAAGAACAAAACGTCCACCGAATTTATTAAGATTCAATTCACGATAGTTTAAAATTGCATTTCTAATTTTGTTTTTTATTTCTTGTTCAGTATCCGTTGTTTTACGTTTGTCATATCTAACGTAATTATTTACCAACAAATACAAGTATTCTGGATCACGAATCTCAGTCTGAATCGCAATTATCGATTTAGGTTTGATAATTTCATCAATGATTCGTTGTTTCTCTATTTCAGAAATGTAATAGTTTTCCTTTGGTTTAAGTGATAGAATAACTTTTCCATATGATGCTGGAATGTCATCCTCACTTCCCCAAACGGATACAGAGTCCACACTCGGATAATTTTTTTTAATATAAGATTCGTAATCTTTATAAGTAACTAGTCTATTTTGTGTGGCAAACTGTAATGGGGCGGAGTACTTGATACTATCAACTGACTCCCTTTCTGAACTTCCTGATGCAACTGAATTTACTGTAACTAAAATATTTGCATATCCACTAATATCAGTTAATGGAATAAATGCGTTTGCTTTATCTGCTTCAGAACCATTGGTAATCAAGTATTCAATGGTAACAACAGATCCATCGGAGATTGCTTTCCCGATATTTCCATCACCGAAATATATTTGATATTGTTGATTTCTACCTTCTTGTAAGAAATAAACAGAGGAAGTTGAATCAACACTTAGAATATCACTTGCAAGAGAATATGTCTCTATTGCACTATTTCCCGCAGAAGGTTGAACTGTAACTTTTAATGTAGTAGTATCAATATTCGTATCTGGAATAGTAAATATTGAAGTTGGATTTGTTGTCAAATCATATGTTGAACTAAAAGAAATTAGAACACCTTCATACAAATCAACATTATCAAAATAAAACGAGTCTCCAGTTCTTGATACTGTTAAAGGTTCAATTACATTGAATGTATAAGATTTATTGTCAATTAGATTTGACTGAAAATTAAATCCTTTTGGAATAGACAAAGATTGAACAGGATCGTTTGAATTGACAATTACTTGAATATTGACATTTGCAACAGCAGGTGATCTTGAATAAGGAATATAACCTAAAGATTTTGCATGTGATACTACTGAATCTCTAAGTAAAGCTGTATCCATGAATGCTTCATTAGCTACCATGTTTAGATAGTATGCGTTATAGTGCGTATTGTACGCTAGAACATCCAAAAGGATACTTAATCCAGAACCTTCAAAATCATAGTCTTGAAATTCTGATTGTTGACTTAAAAATGTTTTTAAGTTGGTCTTGATTGTATCAAAATCAAGGTCTGTTATTTGTAAACGGTCTGCCATTATCGTAGTCGCTCTAATTGAAATGAAATCTGTATTGGGTCTTGACGATTAACTATGCGAAATTTAATTTTGACATCATACGCATTACTCTCATACTGAGGAACAATAGTCACAGAATTAAGAGTCGCACGAGGTTCATAATTCTGTATCATACTGGTTATTTCTTTTTCCATTCTGAGAGCAGTTACCGGATCCATATTTTCAAACAACATTGCTCTAATATTTCCACCAAATATGGGATTAAATAATCTCTCATAATTGTTTGTGGAAATCAAATTTTTGATGGAGTTAATAACAGCCATATCACCAACATTTTTATTGATGTCTTTACGGACAGGATGAATGTTAAAATTCAAATCCAAGTCTCTATATTGTCTTGTTACGTTTGTAAATGAGGTTGCCATCTTCTATTTATAGGTTATTTTTTAACTTATCGGTTCCAACATAATTGTTTACTAAATGTGCAGATAAATCATTAAATGCAGAATATTTTATCATTTGATCGTAGTTATTTGCCAAGGCTAAAACTCTACCAAAATATCCTTTATCATTTGTATATCTCTCATACATGAAATTGTTTGCAGCATTCATAGTATTCAATATTTGTGTGATTCTTATCGATGATAAATTCGATACGTATGTGTATGGAAATCCAACCGCAACTATACTATTTTTAAGTTCCAATGAAGCTGCAGATAGTTCATTTGAATATGTAAGCAAATCATCTTCAACAAAAAGACTAGTCATACTTCCTAAAACTGGAGAGTTGTTTGATATACCTTCAAACTTACTTACTAATGAAAATGCTATCTGACCATATCCTGTTGCTGTAAAAAAATCTGGTTCTAAAGTGTTCGGTGAAGAAGAAACACCAGATACTCTTTGCGTATGTATCAAGAAAGTATTTGCGGTATTTGATAATCCTGAAATGACAACATTCGCATTAGCAAGAATACCAAATCCATATATAAAAGTGTTTGCAGAACTTATAGTAGAAATTATAGAGTTGACTACATTAGCCACAGGATTTCTAAAATATAAACTAGATGAAGTTTGATTATTTGCTATTGCATCATACTGCCACTTTTGAATTACTG